ATTGACACAAGCTAAAAACAAATCTGATTTTATGTTTGCGTTTACCGTATTTGCACAATGTAGATCAGACAAATCTTTAACTTCTTCTTTATTGCAACATTGGGGTAATATAATGAATTTCTTCCTTGAGGGAGAGGATACTAATTATATGGGTTCTATGAGAGATATATTGAATAAATATGACTCTGTTAAGAAGTTACCTATATTCACTAAATTGTACAGATTTTTAATGTACTGTATTGGTACATCACTTTTTGAAAAACTTGGTCTTAAATTTGATTTCAAACGTTTTACTCGTTTGGAAGAAGCTACGATTAAGAAAGAATATTATTTGGGTACAGATTTCATACATTGTATGCTAGATACCATCTTATATTTTTGTGAAGCTGGTTACCAATTTATGAAAACAGGAAGATTTGATTCTTTCTTACATCATGAGACAACTTATGAGAAATGGATTCAGGAAAGTGAATTACTACGTATACAAGCTAAAAGTATATCAAATCCTGAACCACATGGTTTCACAGTTTTTGATTTTCTGAATAGATTGGATGAAAATATAAATCAGGGTAAGAGTATCCTTAAATTTATGGATAAATCTGATTATTGCCATATTATCATTCGTAGATTATTGCTTGATTTGGAAAACATTAGAATAGAATGCAAAACTAGAAAGCTTGCTCAACAAGAGCGTAAAGCACCTTTTGCAGTTTTAGTTCATGGTGGTTCCAGTGTGGCTAAAAGTCAATTTACAAAGATGTTGTATTATCATTATGGTAAACTCTTTAATCTTCCAATAGATGATGAGTATAAATATAGTAGAAATGCTTTTGATCAATACTGGACTAATTTCAATTCAAGTCAATGGTGTATTCAATTAGATGATGTTGCATATCTGCATCCTGAATCTTCTCAAGGATGTGATCCATCTCTTGTTGAGATGTTACAGGTTGTAAATAATGTACCATATGTTCCCACTCAAGCAGATATTGCTGATAAAGGTAAAACGCCTGTAAACGCAAGATTTGTAATTGCTACTACTAATACAGAAAATTTGAATGCTGAAAAGTATTTCGCTTGCCCATTAGCTGTTCAAAGAAGATTACCCTACATTATATCAATTATACCCAAGGATGAATATTGTCGTGATGAGGGAAGTATGATTGATCCATCTAAAATACCTCCTTCAGAACAGGGATTATATCCAAATCTTTGGAATATAATTGTTAAGAAAGTTGTGCCCAAAGATAATACTGGAGTACGTAGATCCACACATATGGGTCAAACAGCAGAAGCTGTAGTACTTAATACCTTTGATGACATCACAGATTTTCTTATGTGGTTTAACCATGTAGCACAGATAGCTGCAGGTAATCAAGAAAAAGCTATGAAATGTGATAAAGATATGAAGTCTGCCACTTTATGTAAACATCTATTACCATCTAGCCAATGTGCTGAATGTAGTTTGACAGAAGATGTTATTTGTATACACGGAGTCAGTAAACTTAATTGTGATACATGTATGATGAATATTAGAGGAAGAATACAACAACCCCAGTTACAATCTGGTGATGAAATTGTTGTATATAACACTCCATGGGTCACACGCATGATGGAAC